AGGATCGTGAAGCTCGGCCTCCTTCAGAGCAGCTTCAATTGTCTGCTGAATGGGGTCAGGGTTCTTCATGGATGGGCTCCTTTCTAGGGGTTCATTATACCGCAGGTTTTTCTCGCTTAGACCTGCTTGACGTCCAGCGTCACCTTCCCGTTACGGAGCATCTCGGCGACGCCCTGGTCAAAGGTGGCGTGGATCCCCTGGTCCTCGGACACATGAAGGGCGCCGGAGGGCTGCGTACCCTGATACTTGTTGGAGCTCACGCCGAGAAGCACACCCAGGAAGGTGTCAATCGCAGCGATCGTCCCAGCAACTTCAGTCGGGTGAGGCAGGTGCCACAGAGCCGCCAGCGTGAGATAGAGTGCGGAGGTAGCCGGAAGGGCGACCAGCGCAACCCACTTGAGGATGTCGTAGGACTTGTTGTTCAACTTACTCTCCTGAAGGTGCTTTGCCATATGTCTTCCTCTTTGCCGGGGGTCTAGGGGTGGGGACGACGGGAAGATTCTTTACCTCATTCACTATCTTCTCAGCAAGCCCATTACCCCCGAACTCAGAATAGGGCTCTACAAGATACTTCATGAAGTCCTCATACTCGTCGAGGGTGAGAAATCCTCGATGAAGATAAGTCTTCCCGACATATACAATCCGGTCATGGGCCATTCCGAGCAGAAGTCTTGATGTGGCGGACTTCCGCTCACTCCGCTTCATGATCCAAGCCCACATTCCGGAGGAGCCCAGAACTGACAAGAATATCGCAAGGACTATGTCAGTCAGGGGGTTGAATCCGAAGTGCTGCATGTTAACCGATCGCTAGATAGGGACGAACCCCGAGTGAGTAGTTAATCGGGGCGTGGGAGAACTGACCCGTGGACTTCTGATAGACCGCGGTCTGAGCCGAGGCGCGCTCACGAAGCCAGAAATCCTCCTCAATGTTAACAAGGGCGGGGTTGAGTCGGAAAGCGGGGAACTGGTTGTGGTGCATACCCTTGGCGAGAGGATCATTGAAGATCGACGTCCCCCAGAGCATGGCCTCATCCATGATATTGATGTGCGGGTTGTACCAGCGCCAATCTCTGACTGCGCCGTTACCATCGTACCCGGTAGCAACTCGAGTCCAGACACCAACCATGTTAGACCGTCCGAACAGAGACTCAGCCATGCGACTGGCCTGAGTCATAGTAGACTGGTTAAGGGTTGAGTCTACGTAAGAGCGCTGATCTGGGATCGTGGTGGACCATGCGTCTCGGAACAGGGACCGGTCAGGGACCACGATAATGTGGTTCTGTCGTAATGGCGGCTCACCAATGTTCATGAAGTAGTTGAACGCCACGATTCGCCAAGTAATACCGGAGTAGGTCCAATAGTCTCCGAGATACAGCCCAGAGAACGATCCACTTCGAATCGCCTGGAGGTAGGGAGTCACCGAGCTACCCAGAGAAGCGCCTCGGTAGATCGAGTTGTGGACGCCGACGTTTGAGTCGTTCAGCATCCCATAGACCGACCCGGAGTTGCTGAAACGGCCCTCAATGTTCGTAATCTTGAGCTCAGTTCCAGCGATTCGACCCTCTACGGCCTGGAGCCGCTCGTTCTGGTTCTTGTCACTGACCTTGAGGTTAGCAACGTCAGTCGAGGTGTTACCGCCGGCGTTAGCCAGTGCATCTCGGACGGAGTCGAACCAGGTGTTGAACTCACCCTGGAGCTTAGCCTGAAGAGAATCCAGGTTGATTGTCTCGAGCGGGCCGCGAACATAAGGGGTACGAGCACTACCCACAAGGTTGATGATGTTCTCGGCAACAATCTGTCGAGAGTTCTTAATGACCTTGATCTGAGCCAGAGCGAAGGTCTGTCGGTCACCGCTGTCCCCGACATTCGGAATCAGGGGTGTAACCGCAGGGGTACCCTGGACGACCTTAATCTTGGCGCCACGGACTGCCTTGGATCGGTCAACCTCGATACATACCAGGTCAATTCGGTCCAGCGTTGCGTGAGAACCAGTGATAGATACTGTCTCGTCGCCCGAGTTCTCTACCCATCGGTTGTTCAGCCAAGCCTTGCCTGCGCCGACATACACGGACATACCGTTGTTGGTGGGGCGGACTCGGAACTTGTCTCCCACGTTGGGGAAGACACCCGGTGCGATAATACCGTCGAAGAGCGATCCGAACTGGTCCGCATCATAGGTCCGGTCGCCATTCACCGAGTTGTAGAAACCACTAGAAATGGCCATGCATTAATCCCTTTCTCGAGGAGCAATGACCTCTCCGGGGCCACCGCGAGTGAAGTCAATACGGAAGCCGTCACCGTTCCACTTGGTACGAGACGACATTGAGATAGTGGGAACCCGAGAGAACCCACTACTGGACCAAGACTCAGTCATCTCAGTCAGCTGGCACTCAATTGGCTCTGCGTTGCTGCCCGAGGGGACGTAGTAGAAGATATCTCCGACATCGAACCCGGTACGGTATTCAACATTGGAGAAGCTATTGATCTTACCCGAGATCATCTTGAGCGGGGTATACTTCGGGAACATAGCGTCCAGAACCCAGAAGGGATACCACACCTCACTCAGAGAGGTGATATGCTTCCGCTGAAGATTGGTAAGCGCTTTCCAGTCCTTAATCGAGTAGGGCTTGTGGACCTGAGTATTATCCCACAAGACTTCTCGTCGAGTAATTGGATTCTCAGATCGCAGTGTGTGTGCCCGAGTGTGCGTACTACCATCGGCAATCCACTTCAGATCCACATCTCCGGAGTCCCATACCTCATAGATCGTACTCTTCTTATCGACAATGGAGTCCACTGACTCGAAGTCGGAGAAGTTGTCATTCTCCTGAGCGAGTGTGATCGTATTGATGAGATGTGGGGCAGTTACGTAACAGTGAATACCCCGGTTCTCGAGTTTGATCTTGTAGAAGAGAGAATATCCGTTCGGCTTACACGCCGACAAGACGTTCTTGAACATCTCGGCAATGGGTGCTCGGTCATAGATGATCCACTTTCCATCCTGGATCTTCTGCCCAGTGTCGTTGACGTAGGCCATCTGAGACACTCGAGTTTCCCGGTGGAAGTTGAAGTTATCAATCCTACGAGCAGCTTCTGCATCCTTCCCAAGATGCGCATGGGCTAAGTTTTCAGCCGTCATCTGAGCATTGAACTGGCCGTTCGTGTCGGGCTCAATCCACTGCCTGTGTGGTAGGACTCTCCACTCGAACATCGACTCGAGAGAGCGCCCAGTGTACTTGTGGAGGTAAACACCGTCATCCTCCTGCTTCACCGTGGCCGTCTCAATGACCATAGCAGTCGAGGTGTCGTCTCGAATAAACAGATTCCCGAGACTGTACTCATAACCCGGCTGATCTGAGTAGAGCTGGAGCTCGAACTGGCCATAGTCATATGCTCGCTCGGTCCAGTTGAGGGAGTAGAAGTTGTTCGGAACCTCAATCCACGAGTTGTAGTTGTGAAGGAACGCGAAGAACAGCTGCATTAGATCCCCCTATAAAGTGTATCGTATTCCATAGAGACGTTAACGTCATCAACGCCTCCAGCATACTGAAGGGCGATCGTGTTGATTCCGGGGTGCATCTGAATCCAGGTACTACCTGGCGCCAGAACACCAGTGATGTATGACTTCCTTCCTCGAGCCTGGTGGGTAATAGACTTCTTACCAGGACGAGTGTCAACGACAATACTCTCACCAGCATAGAAGTTTCCAGCTCGAGAGATGGACATTGTTTCGTTGAAAGTTGTGTTACTCAGGATAAGGTTACTAACCGTACCGAGGAACTCGACGGTGATTGTGACGCCAGCCGGGTAGTCACCAAGGTATCGGATGTCCTTACCTGAGGAGTTGGTCATGTCGCCGAACTTGAGCTTGTGGTTGTCCTGCGAGAAGAACGGGAACTCGAAGGTGGGCGTGTTGTCGTTGAAGCCCACGACCTTCTGAATCTGAGTAGAAGAGGACTTCCAATATGGATCCAACCCAAGAAGGGAGACCTGGATCTCCTGCCGCTCAGAGAAGATGTTCGGCTCTACGGACTCGACGATGAAGTCGGAGTGCACGTTAAGCCAGTCGGTTGTCACACCGAGAGTAATGGTCTCCCCGACTCCGAAGTAGGAGTAGCACTTGAGTCGGAGTTCCTGAATGTCGGTCCCCCAGGGGATCAGAGTCAGTACCACAGTACGAGTACCAACCCTGATCCCCTTAAGGAACGCTCCGTCCAGCAGGGCGAAACCATCAGTGCTGATGTCCGCCTTTACTGGCCCCAGACCAGTAATCTCCTTGACCGCGACCCCCGACTCATAGGGGTTCGTGATGTCGATGGTTAGACGATCCCCCGACTTTGTCGTGGACGAGATCTCTGAGATCATAGTGTCAACTTGTCCTTTGCCATAGCAAGCTGAGTGTTGGTATTGCGGTAGATAGTAGCCGCATCCAGCGCCTCAGGCGAGTTGTTGGTCTGGTTGAAGGTGATGTTTGTAACACCATTTTGACCATTCTTGTCAGAATTGTCAACTGCGATCGGAGCAGGAGGCCGAGCAGCATTGGCTGCCTGAGCCGTAACTCCGATGGCGGGAAGGAAGTTGTTAATTCCCTTAGCCTGCTTCTGCATCTCAGTGAGATCCAGAACGGGCTTGATTTCGGGCTTGAAGGATGGGTCATCCTCGACGAGTTCGTTGACTCCGTCGAGAGCCTTGGTCATGGCGTCGTAAGCAGCGCTAGCCATGGTATCTCCGGCATCAGCAACACGATCGCCAGTATCCTCAATACCGATGGCGAGACCCTCGCCGACGTATCCGCCAAGCTCCATCATCAGTCGAGAAGGAGAGTGGATCTTGAAGTAGCTCTTGACCTTGTTGTAGCCCTTCTTGGCTACGTTCAGCATAGACTCACCGAAGCTCCAGGCCTTGGATGCAAGACCGTTGGTCATACCGTCGACAATAGCCCAAGCAATCTCTCGACCAACCTTGTTGAAACGAGGAGCGTACTTGTTAATAGCATCGCGAACACCTTCAAGAAGCTTGAGGACCGTCCACATACCCTTGTCAATGATCTTCGGACCATTCCTAGCAATTCCATCAAGGAAGTTGAGGATGACGTTGGTAGCAGCGTCAATAACCTTGCCGATGTTGTCGGCAATTCCATTCAGGAAGTTTGCCAGGATGGTGGCGCCCTTCTCGCCGAACTCATAGGCGTGGTTGGCCAGCTCGGTAAGCATTGCCTGGATTAGGATGAACAGCGTAGCCACAATGCCTGGGATGTTAGCATTGATGGCGTAGATGATCGCTCCAAGCAGCTGAGCCATAGCCACAGCAAGTTCGGGAGCCTTGGCTCCAAGGGTGATAATGAAGTTGGCGATAGCATTAGCTACGTCAATAGCCACCTGGGGTAGAATAGCCGCCAGCTGTTTGAGTCCCTCGGTCAGGACCAGGAACGCCGCTGCACCTGTAGTGGCACAGATACCCAGCACTGCCGCAAAGGCCGCCATACCGATCGAGATCGGAAGCAGGGCCAGGCCTAGCGCGAGTAGTGCTGCGGTAAGGATAATCATGCCGACAGCGAAGTACTGTGCCCCAGCTGCAGCAGCAACAAGGATCAGCATACCACCAGCAAGGGCAATAAGCCCAATAGCCAGCTGGGTCCAAGTGATCGTCGACAGAGTCTTCATGGCCGAGGCCAGAGCCAGGAATGCGATAGATGCAATACCGAGCGCAATGGCTCCGGTCTTGAAGGCGTCTGCTGCTGCCATGGATATGGCGAGAATCGCTAGACCCGCCGCCAGAGCAATAAGCCCCTTAGCGAGGGTCATGATATCCATGTTACCAAGGATAGCTACGGCTCCAGTTAGGACAATGACAGCTGCTGACATAGCAAGAATAGCCGCTGCGCCTCGAGCATTCGCTCTTCCAGCGATAGCCATTGCAATCGACAGCTCGGCAATGATGACACCGAGAGCGATCACCCCCTGGAGAAGCTTGCCGGTGTCCATCGTCCCAAGCATCCAGATAGCCGCCACAAGGATATTGCAAGAGATAGCCAGCGATAGAAGAATCGCAGCGCCCTTACCCATGAAGGGGTCCTTACTAACGACCATCATGAACCCAGACAGGATCGCCACAACCGCGGCGAGGGTTATGACCCCCTGGATAGCCTTACCGGTATCCATGGACCCAAGAGTGTATACTGCCAGAGACAGGATAACACAGGCCGCCGCAAGTGCGAGAAGGATTCCAGCGCCCTTCTCGACTCCCTTTGTGGCAGCCATCTTGGTCATGAATTCCTGCATGGTCATCATCAGGATCTTCATAGCAGCAAGGCCGACTACAGCACCCTTGAGATCCATACCAGCAAGAATCCGAACGGCAGTTGCCATCAAGATCATAGCTGCACCCATAGCGATGAGCATAGCCACAATACGAACGCTGTCGTTCTTGAAGGCTACCATCTTGGTCATAGACTCAAGCATGTCATCCATCATCTTGAAGAGGTACTTCAGGACAGCCAGGGTGACTAGTAGCTTTGGGGCCGGGACTAGAGACATCAGGATCAACGCCCCAGCAAGAACACCAAGAGCGATAGCGATCGTAAGAAGCGCCTTGGCCTTGACCTTCTGCTCGAATGCCTCAAGGACTCCTCCGAGCTTATCGAAGATATTACCGAGCTTATCAGCAACGTTCCCGATCTTGTCGAAGTTCTCCTTGAAGGAGTTAATCCATCGAGTAAAGGCGATAAGTACTCCACCACCAATAGCCCCGACAAGTATCTTACCCATGTCATAGGACTTGAGGTTGGAGTTTGCCTGACTCATCGCGGTACCGATAGAGCCGAATGCGTTCTTTGCGCCCTCCTTCACCTTGGGGGCGAAAGTGTTTACCACGAAGTCCTTGAACTCGACGAACTTCTGCTTGATAGTATCGAAGAGTTCCGGGAGGTGAACTGCTCGAGCGACCTGTTTGATGTCCTCGAACCATTTCTTAAGGAAGTTCTCCTTAGCCGCTTGGCCGGTTTCCTTGGCAGCCTGGGCTGCGGCAGTACCGACCTCAGAGACAGCGCCTGCGGCCTCCTTAGCCTTAGCCTTGACCTCACCATGACCGTTAACCCAGTCGCGGAATGAGACCGCTACTTCCTTGACCTTACCGCCGACGTCAGAGAACGCCTTACCCAGCTTATCCCAAACGGCACTATTTTGAACCGTGTTCCACGTATCGACAAGGGCATCTCGCAGCTCAATGAGTTTCTCTTTGAGCCACTGGACCTTCTCAGAGATCTTGAGCTTCTGACCGAGTTCATCGAACTTGGTTCCCAGAGAAGCGACAATTGCCTCAGCCGAAGACATGTCTCCTAGGTTGAAGCCCTTGAAGTAGTCAGACAGAGCGGCTTTACCGGAGATCAGCTTAGCCTTAAGCTTGTCGCCAACACTTCCGGCGAACTCGTTGATCTTGGACTTGGCCTTGTCTACTCCACTATGGATGGAATCCATCGCGGCAGAGAACTCTCGACCAATTACCGAGTTCTTAAGAGCGTCCTTGACGAGTCCGAACTTCGAAGCGAGGGTCTTAAGCCCCTCTCCGGCACCCTTGACCTTGCCTGTGAAGTCGATCCACATGATGAAGTCGTGGATCTTGTCAGAGACCCACTTGATAGCCTTGCCGACCAGATCAATCGGTGGTAGAAGTAGCTTTAGTACCTTCCCACCAATATCCAGCTTAGTGAACCACTGGTCAAACCAGTAGATTGCCTTACCGAGAACCTTAGTGATCTGGAAGACACCAGAATTAATACCAGTGAATGCCGGGAACAGTGCGCTAATGATGTGTGAGGCAACCGTGAAGATTACCTGGGCTACCTCACCGATGATAGTAGCGAAGATATGGAATACTGAGAACAGTCCAGTAAAAGTCCATTCCAGCTTATCCGCGAAGTTATTAGTGATGATAAGCTTTGATGTGAAGTCAGCAAAGGCTTTCGTGATTCGAACTAGACCTTCAGCAGAGGCATTCATGAATACCCTACGAAAGGCGGTTCCAATCTGTCCAAGAACCTTGATGATGGCCTGGAAGATGTTAGCCAGACCCTGGACTAGTGCCGATCGACCACCAAGATCCTTCCACATCTGAAGGAACCCATTTCGAGCGTCGGCGCTGTCCTTAATTAGCGAACCAAGCCAGTCTCCGATCGCCGTGAACAGGTCCGATGCCTCTTCGAAGTCTCCGAATAGGATCTCGAACGTCTCGGCCCACCCGGAGCCAATAGCTTCCTTGGTTGTGTCGATCAGCTGACTAAAGGTCCTGATCTTGGTAGCGGCATCAAAAGCACCCTGGGCAAACTGCTTAAGCTTATGGGCCTGCTCCTCAGAGTACCCCATCTCGACGAGCTGGGCCTCAGAGAGGTCGTTCGTAAGAGCGGTCAGGGTGGTCGTCATAACCTGAGCAGTAAGCCAGTCTTCCTTGAGAGACTCTCGGAAGTTTCCGTCTTTAGCAATAGCCTCATCGTAGCCAGTACCCATCATTCGGGAAGTCTCGATAAGGGCATTCCTGAATGACTCACCGCCCATACCTGCCTGGACTAGCGAGTTCCAGTCCTGAAGGTGGACTGCGCCAGCCGCGATAGCCTGCGAGAGCTGGGTGTATGCCGTGGCTGTCTGCTGGGCAGTTGAACCCGAGGCCGCTGCGAGGTTAGACAGACCCTTAATTGATGCCACGGATGTCTGAAGATCGACACCAGCTGCGGTGAACAGACCAATGGCGTGAGTCATGTCGCTGAAGCTGTATACCGTCTTATCGGCATAGGTGTTCAGCTCAGCCAGAGAGGTCTTAACCTCACCGAGTGTGGTCCCCTTCTCGACTGTGTTGGCCATAATGGTCTGAATAGCTCTCATTTTGAGCTCATACTCATTAAAGCCGTCTTTAATGGTTCCGATGAAACCAGAGACCACGCTTCGACCAGCATTAAGAGCCGCGACACCAATTCCACCGAATGCGGTAACGGCAAGCCCCTGCATAACGGTCATGTTCTTGCCGATATCAAGGGCCTTTGTTGCCAGGTCACCGAGTGTGGTGTTCTTAGCGATCTCACCTACTCGAGCGAGACCGTCTGCAGCCCCTTGCATCTTGAGGGATTCCTTGAGCTTGTCCATACTGGACGCGGATTCCTTCATAGCAGACAGGAACTGCTTATTATTCATCTTGAGCGAGACTACCCGCTCGTCAATAGTAGCCACTACTTAGTGACCTCCTTCCAGGCCTTCTTCGTAATCTTGTCGAACACCGGCCTGATAGCGGGGTTAATGTAGTCTCGGCCGACGACATACCCGCCATTGCGAGTGCCGTGACCATATTGCAAGATGACGGCGATGTTTACGCCGTTATTGACGTGGGAGTTGGTCCAGGTGATCTTCCAGCTGTTGCCAGTTCGAGTGACTTCATAGTTCCAGCTCGCAGCCGTCTCGCCCGACCTGGAGGGGGTCGCAGACTTTAATGCCGAAACCCCCTCCTTGCCGAACTGATTCATGATCAGAGCCAGGTCCAACTTCGTCATTCGGTCAAACCAATTCCTGGTGAGTTTCCAGTCTCCCTGGCTCTCGATCGTAATCATGATTCTCCTAGACTAGAGATTCGGAGTAGATGTTGGCCACTCCGGAGACCATACATCCGATCGCGCCCTTAGCGAGCCCGTCATCGTACGCTTGTCTCGTTGGGCAGATGTGTGCCCATACCGGTTTACCAAGGGCGGTAGTTCGTCGCCAAACTTCGTCACTCGCCTCCCAAGACATACCTACATAGTCCCACGGCTTGTGCCACTCGTTAATTCTCCCATCAGTAACCTGATCCGGGTAGGAGTAGCCCCAGCACTTCCATCCATCAGCCTTCCACTGACCAGCGAGCCATCCCGCGTCAATGGAGAACTTCCAGATGATTCTACCGTGAGCATCCGAAGGGAAGAACTTTTTAAGTTCCTGCCACTCAGCAGCCGAATACTTAGGATCGAGAACCGTGATGTGACTTGAGCCGTAGGCAGCGAAGTACTCCTCGACAGTCATAAATGGCTCACCGATGGTGGTGTACTTATTGATCTCCGCCCAGGTCATTTCAGTGACGGGGGTATCTGGGGCAGACTTGTCGACTCGCTGGAGGGTTCTGTCGTGGTTGAGGAACCATACACCGTCCTTCGTCTTCTGACACGAGACCTCCAGAGCCCCTGCTCCGAACATAACTGCATTAGTGTATGCCCGCATAGATGCCTCAGGCCAGCTGACGGATCCGCCTCGGTGAGCGATAAGGAATCCATGAGTGTCTATCATGGTGAAAATATCCCGATATCCCCTTGGGACAGCCCGCATTGATGCTGGATATGGCTCGCCATTGCGATAAACATATACGGGGTTTGAAGATCCAACGTCATGAATCTCCACTCCTGGTATGTTAATCTCTGGAGGAGCCGGGTTTGTTTCTTCAAGTTCAAGCCAAGCGTAGGCTCTTGCACCATAGGATTCCTTAACCGAGTTGGCTACAGCTCCTATGGTCATAGACCAAGAAGTTCCTCGGTTTCGTTTCCCACCCCTGGCTATCGGATCTGTACCAGGTGGATACCACACTGGTTCATCCCTCGACGCTACAGCGTGGTATTGAACAGCAACCAGATTCTTCTTATCTGATTTTAATGCTGGGATGCCAGGTTGCCATTGGTGTATCTTATAGTTAGATACTCCGCCTATAGCGAATACTACAAAGTTTTCTCTTGCATTGGTAGTATCATCGCCATTGAACTTGAACGTCCCCCCAATATCATCCGCGGTACATCGCTTTACCGCAACATATCCCGATCTACCACCAGCGTCTGAAGTATACTGGAAATCCCAACCAGAAGGCGGTCTAGCCTTCGTATTTCCGAACTGGGATGCGTAGAATACAACCAGTAGATCTCCGACCTCAGTAGTAGATGCTACAAATCTAAATGTGCCAAAGCCGTTCGCCTCAGATCCACCGCCGCTAGCGAGATGGACCTGCAGACCAGGTTTAGGTGTCTCATAGACGTTGAAGTTGTGGATTGTGATGTCGTTGGCCGTGCCAGGAACTGCAATAGAGGGAGTCCATAGCTGATAGGCGTTGACTGGAAGTTCAAAGTCGAACTTTAAGGCAGCATTAACCCCACCACGGATGTTCCAGGTCGTAATGAAATCCTGCTTACCTGTTGACTTCTTCGCCTCATCAAACCAGTTGGCTCGCATAGCGAGCTGAGTGTTTTGCTCTGCCGTATAGGTGATCTCGACAGTCCACTTGCGGTTAAGGACGGGGTAGGCATTAACCTCGAACGGGGTGGAACTGGATCCCTTTCGGATCAGGCGGCCGTCCCCTACTCGAGCGCCGTTACCTCCCCACCATGCACCAATTATTGGGAATACGCTAGCCATTACTTGGCCCGCCTAACAATCACCGTCCCGGACGGAGTCCCGGCTGGTACTGGATCATCAGGTCCGAGGACAATCATCTTCGGGACCTCCGGAATCTTGAGATTATCGACCTTCAGCTTGAGCTTCAGGTATCCCTTGAGCCACGGAATGATCAGCTCACGGATCTCGGCGCCCGGAGGGTTCTCATAAGGATTGCCAACGGGGTGCCACTGACCACCATTTTGAGGATCCTCAACAAGGAAGCCGTCGGTGACGTAGAGGTGGCTGATCGCGAGGTTGTCAGCCTTGTCGAAGACCTTCTGGTAGTTCTCGGAGGTGACGGAGTGAACCACTGCCCACCATCTAGTTGACGGATAAGCCTTCATGTGGTCAGGAAGGATAGGCGAGGTCGGATTCTCCTCGAGGAACTTAGCGGCCGTTCCCTCGAACATCATGCAGACATCGAAGTCGAGGTTACACACTTCCTGGGAGATGTTGGATCCGGTGTTGATCGCAATTACGAAGTCCAGGCCGTTCTCTCGGCGAATCGTGTCGATCAGATCCTTGTACCACGGAAGGCGGTCCTTCCGGGCATCCCATCCGTTGATCACCTCGTCGAGGAAGACACCCTGTACCAGGTCGCCATACCAGTGCTTAGCGCGCTTCAGCTGCTCAAGGATATATTCCTTGGTGAACTTGGAGGCGTTAGGAATACCTCGGTTATCCTCGGCATCTGGATTGATCGCGGCTCCATACTGGGTCTTGATATAGAACAGAAGTTTCTTTGCCCCCGCGCCAAGAGCCAGTTCGCCCTGCTTCTGGAAGTCTACCTCCTGAGCCTCCCAGTCACCGCTGTTGCGGTTAAGGATGACATATCCGAGGTTGTCCCGGAACTTCAGCGTCTGAGCCCACTTGGAGAACTGCCCCGGCTTTCCATCCTGGTAGTAGTCAGGCCAGTAGTAGGTTACCGGAGAGTAGTACCGTGCGCCGTTCTTGAATGGATTGGTCTGTCGGAGTGCGTCTTCGACATCAGCCTTCTCACCGTAGGTCTTGGCTGCCTCGTCCTTGGTGAGATACCTGTCGAGTTGAGGGGTAACCGCATCCTGACCGGCCGGGCCACGCTCGCCAGCAGGTCCGGGAGGACCCTGCGGTCCAGGAGGGCCAGCGGGTCCAACTGCACCATCATCGCCCTTGGGTCCGGGTTGACCATTTGCCCCGGCGGGACCAGCAGGGCCGGTAGGGCCCGGAAGACCATTGTCGCCTTTAGGTCCAGGAGGGCCAACAGGACCCCTAGGTCCTTCGGGGCCAGGTACCGGGGTTCCTCCAGCTCCACCACCAGCAGGTCCAGGGGGACCCTGAAGACCTCGAGGGCCTTCTGGTCCGGCAGGTCCACGTTCCCCAGCGTCGCCCTTAGGCCCAGGAGGTCCGGCGGGACCAGCATCACCCTTGGGTCCTCGAGGGCCGATTGGGCCCGGGGATCCAGCCCCTCCGCCACCTCCACCGCTGAACGGAAGCGGTGAGATCTCTGATGTGGGGTCGGCGGACATGATGTCAATAGTTCCACCCTGAGTCAGAGCAACGTGCTTGACGATGTCAAACTTGGGGGAATCGATGTAAATGGTGTGGGTCCAGGCGCCAGAGGGGGTTACTCCAGCGCCCGGAGCAAGCACCTCGATGTTGACAGCGCCAGCTTGGTCTGTCCGAACCACATGCTCGCGAATCGAGACTGCGGCACCGTCGACGGTCGCCGTAGCACCCTTTACGTCAGGAATGATTCGGACAGTAGCCCGACCATTCTCTCCTCCGGGAATAGTTCCCGTTAAAGTACAGTATGGCGCTGCCATTTTGAGCCTCCTACGGCTGTTCGGCCCTGTCGAGCAGGGCGTTCACCTTGGTGTTTGTCTCGGCGCCGTAGACGCCATCGACCTCAGCGCCGACGGCTGCCTGAACGGCTTCGACAGTAGAGTCGTGCGCCTCCTCAGAGCCCTCACCCCAGATTCCATCCTGCTCAGTGCCGACCACGGACTGCGTGAAGGCCACGCCGAAGGGGAAGGTCTTACCGCCCCACTCGGAAGCCGCGGCAAGAGCATAGCAACGAGACCGAGTGTTCGGACCGGCGACGTTGTCGGGGGTAGCCCGGACTGCACGCTGCAGAGCGCGGATGTCAGCGGGGCCAGCAGGAGCCGTGTTGCTCGGAGAGTCGGTATAAGCCGGGCGAATCACATAAGCGATCGACTGATTGCGGACACGCCGCCAAACACCGTTCCCAGCAGACTGAGAGCCATAGCTGCCAGACGAGGTGTTCCCCTCAATCGTCTGGAGCGTGCCACCGCCGAGGTTCTTCTCGACGAAGCCCACGTGGTCCGTGCCGCCGCCGTCCCAGTCGTAGATGACGACATCGCCCGGTCGGGCGTCGTAAACTGATACGAAGTAAGCGTCAGGGTGCTGGCGGACCTTGTTGACGGTGTAGTCAGTGTTAAAGGAGAATCCTCCAATAGCGTTAACCTGCCCGCACTCGTCCAGACACATGCTGACGAAGAGCATGCACCACCAAACAGAGTCGGACGGTCCAGCAAGCCACTGCTGACCAGTTCGAGCTGCCCAGTATCGGCCAGCTTCGGATCCGGGCTGAGGGTCGTCTGGTGCATAGTAACCAATCCTCGCTGCGGCGCGAGCGAGTACCTGATCTGCGACGCTCACTTCATCACCTCAGTAGTCTGGGACACGTGAATGTCCTTGTCTTCCATGGGATCAGTACCGATGTGGGCCTGCGGAGCAAGCGCCTCCTCGGGAATGTCTTCGTGACTGATCATTGTTATCCCTTCGAACCAAGCTTTGCTCGCCTGGCTCTGTTGAGTTCCCGGTTCCGTTCCATAATCTCGGACTGGGACATCTTCTTATCGGGCTGGTTCTTTTGGTTACATACCCGAATGAGTGTGAGTAATCGGTTAATGTGCCAGGTCTCACACTCAAATGGGATCTGACAAGCAATCATCCAGTAGTAGATCAACTCGGATGAGGTGTACTCTCCAGACCCAGACTCCCCACCCGTCTCGCGGATGGTGGTTGCGGTCATCGTGTCGCCCATATAGGCGCTAATACGATCGACCTCAGATGGGGGGATCCTATCTAGGAGCGACGGGTCGTACTCTTCATCTGCGATCATACACTTGATGTAGAGGGCCATCTCCTCAGGGGTGACTTTGTCGTTACCTATGAGGTGCTTATGGGTAATTGACTCCCATTTTGACAGCGCGACCAGGTTGTGCTCTAGGTGAAGGATTCCGCCAGGAATGGAGACAAACGAACCTGTCTCCTCGTCAAACCCGTCGAGATCCGGGATAGAAACTATAAGCATTGCAGGCACCGAGGGCCCAGGAGTCTAGGTCTCTGAGCCCCCGGTGTGGTATATCAGCCTGCGAAGTGCGCCTTGATCTCGTCAGGCAGAAGAAGCTTGGGCTCGAGAGCCCCGCCTCCACCCTGAGCGGTGTCGGAGCCGAACAGCTTGGCCTCGAGGGTCTTGAGCTTGGTAGCGTCGACATCGAGGGACGAGATGGTCAGCAGCGAGGTGGGCTTAGCACCAGACACGTTGACCGGAGTGGTGGACAGCTCCCAGGAGAAGGAGATCGCCTCGGGAGAGTCATTGACGGTCTTGTAGCCCTTCTCAGAAGGAGAAGCCTTGCAGCCGTACAGGACGTGGAGCTTGTAGCCCTTGTCCTGACCAGCCACGTCGTCACCAATCTTAGTGCGGTAGACGAGACCGAAAGCCAGTCGGTCCTGCTGACCGATCTTGACGCCCTTCGTCAGCGTGGCGGAACCGTCACACTGCTCGAACTCGTCGGGATAGGTGTAGGCCTCGATGGTGGCCTTCAGCTTCTCAGCCGAGAGCATCGAGAGGTACAGAATGTTGTCAGCGTAAAGGTCGGTAGCCTCAGCGCCCTCGGGCTTCTCGGAGATGGCGGTGATACCATTCCAAGCAACGCCCTTGCCGTAGGTCTTCTGAGCCGGGTCGTACACGTACAGCGCACAGTGGTCGACACCAGTCTCAATACGGCGCTCACCAGTCTTGTCCCAGACAAGTGCAGCCATGTTATCTCCTAATAGTAGACGTCGAAGATGTCGTGATAGAGGTTATCCGCTACGAGTCTAGACTCATGGCGGCTGAACAAAAGGTCCTCGATCTTCGTTCGTGTCGGGTCCTCGGGATGCCGGGCAATCAGAGTAACCTGGAACCGGTTTGCTTTGATATACTTGAGGTTGTCCGCGTACATCGGATCACCCGGATGCCGCTCGTATACGATGCACGGATACGAGAGCTTAAGCGACGGGAGTGGTTGATAATAGACCTTATCCGACCCGAGGATCTCTACCAGCTTCTCATGGAGAGCTAGGCGTCGGTCCATTATACACCCCCGTCAACTCGAGAACCAGACGGGGGAACTTCAGCTCCACGTAGGAGATCTTCCAAAGTCCCCCCATCCAGCGAACATACTTGAGATTCTGGATGTTATCCGTTAAATACCCATCAGCGATAACACTGATCTGGTTACTGAGGTTGATACTCCCCAGAATCTCATCGCTGCTACCAAAGCGGCGTGCTTCACGGAAGACGTCGCCATAGTATGGTTTCTCGATGATCTTGTCTTCCCAAATTCCCGGCTCGGTCTGGACCTGCAAAGCAAACCCTATCTCACCGAAGAATTTGGCCATCTATCACGGCTCCGCGACGACGTTACCAGTCTCGGTCTTCCGCTCAACGATGATGGCCGACTTCGGGTGAGTCAGCGCACCGGAGAGGCGGGTCTCCAGCAGGTAGTGGTACTGGTTGAAGCTGATGTCGAAGTCCTCAGCCGCGAAGAGCTGCCCACCCTTGTCCGCACCAATGGTGTAATCGGACATGTTGACGATGATACCGAGGGCGTCGACGGTGCCGTTCTTGGCGGAAGAGCGCTGCAGGCCCTTCATGAGCGGGACCTTGACGATCTTCGAGACGCCGACGTAGTCGGCCAGCTCGGAGACGCTGCGGAACAGACGGTGACCCATCTTGTCCTTGAGAAGCAGGATCTCGGTGACCATGTGGGGCTCAGCGAACCAGGTGGGGTTGCCAGCGCCGTCGTAGTCATCCATGGCGCGGACGATGGAGTCCAGGACGTCCTCGGTGGTGGTCTCCTTGGCCAGGATGACGCGAGGAGCGTAGAGGCTGTCCTCCTTGTAGATCGGGCGGATGCAGTCCTCCTTAATCTTATCCTTGGAGGAGGCCTGGCGACCATCACCGATGAGGACAGCTCGACCGAGCTCCTCCTCGAGCATGATCTTCATCTCACCGCGGATGTAGGAGACGACATCAAAGTCAGTGATGTCGAGGATGTCGTCCCTATCCAACCTCTGCTTCTTATAGATGGTGGTAGGCGAGGTGACACGCTGCAGAAGCGTGAAGACCTCGTCTTCCTTCTTATTGCCCTTAATGTAACCCCGGGCCCGCGCCTCGTCTGCCGTGATGTCGGCGAAGCGGGTGCGAATGCGGGAGAAGGGGGAGTGCTTAGCAGCGCCGACGACGGAGTTAACCCAATCGGTCTTGCGCTTGATGAACTCCGGCTGGTTCCACAGATCCTTGGCCTCCGGGAAGAGGGTCTCGATCTGCTTGATGCCGTAAGCGTCGGCGTGGGCCAGGATGGCCTGCTTCAGGGAGCCGCCGGAGCGAGCGTCCTCGAAGATGGTCTCGACCTGGGCGTGAGTCAGGACGGGGAGCTCCTCGGTGGTAGCGGAGCCCTCAAACACGTTCTTGTGAGCCATAGTATCCTCAGTTGTGTCGGAATGGGCGGTGTCCTCGGCCTCTTCGGTCTCAGACTCCTCCGCCTCTTCATCTACGGAATCGACGAGCTGCCCGACGATGGCATAGACCGCCGTCTTCTGCTCCTCGGTCATTCCATCGAAGATCTCCCCGAGCGTGGGGTCGTCCTCGTCGCCCTCAGCCTCATCGGCCTCCGGCTCCTCCTCAGCGTGCTCGACGTCGTCCGTCTCCTCCGCCTCGAAGTCCTCATCCTCGTCCTCGACGTCATCACCGTGCGAGACGAAGTCCAGCTGTGCATCCGTGTAGATGACAGCCTCGATCTCATCACCGTCGTCACCATGCTCGATGGAGACCTGGTCGATGAGTGCGCCAGGGTTAGCGCCGCGTAGCACCAGGCTCACCTCAACGAGCTCGCCGTGGACAACGTCGTTGCCCCGAGCCCGAACGTGGGTGGCGTAGATACTCATCGCCTTGATGTCGCCGTTCTTGACCATCTCTCGAGCGGTCCGGCCACGATCGGTGTTGTTGAGGTGGGCGTAGGCGTAGACGCCGTCCTCACGAACCTCAAGGTCGGCATGCCCGAGGACGTTCTCGACGTCGCCGTGCTTGTGCTGCCAGACCAGAGGTACAGTCTTCCCGTCGTACGCCGCGAATGCCCCGTGCCGGATTACCTTGTTATCCGAGCACCGAACATCGTTCTTCGTGGCGTAGCCAGAGAAATCGCACTTAAC